CCTCGACCATTTCTGCGAGGGTATCACCCATAGGGTTTATCGTTAACGATAATTACTGAGGGCCACCGAACTGGGTGACTGGCTTGCCAACCGTAGGAAGTGGCTTAGAGCTATAAGGGCTTGGTGTTTTTTTTCCGAGGTTTGGGAAATTTCCCATACCTTCACGGATGGTTCCACGGGTGCTTGCGCCGCCGCTAACGAGGCGCGGGTCTGTTCCTTTTAGAGGTGTCATATTATTTGTTTGGTTTGTTGTTTACTCTGAGTAGATAGCCATCCACTCAAAACTTGTAAAAAGAGGCGTTGTGGTTCCGTTGTTTTCAACGATAACTGTAAAACTGTTAATTGATTTAGACCCATCAAGGATATAAATAGATGGCGAAGTTGTTGTTGTTCCACCAGAAGAAATTCTTGGGGTTACGGCAACTGTGTAATCGCTGGTTGTCATGTTTGTTGAAAAATTACACGAATGACTACTATCTCCAGCTCCAACTCCAGTTACTTCCCCCCTTCGTATTTGCAATGTATCCAATGCCTCTACTTGGTTCTGTAGAGATTGGATTTCTTCATTGATTGTTTGGATTTCGGCAGGAGTTACATCGCCTAGCCCCGGAACATTGATAGTTCCATTTGCAAGAACCTCATCTACAAATGCCTGTAAGATTTCAGTCCAGTTTCCAGTAGGACAAAAATCGTCTGGAACATTCGGGAATATCAATTGAGGAGATGAAGTTTGATTGTCCATTTTTTAACCTTGCGCGATAGAGTAGTCCCAATAACGATCTTGGCAACACAAAAATTCTGGACACTCATTGCCGTCTTCATCTGATGGGCAATCACCTATAGGACTATCTTCGTTGTTCTTAATATTAGCCATAAGCCTAACCCGATCCACAGTTGCGTTTCCTGTTAGTCCTATCTTGATTTGAAACTCGCTTCCCTCTACAGCAGGGATATCATCAATAGTATTGCAGTCACTTGGGTCAGGCGTGTTAAATTTATATCTCTTAAAAAGATTTCCTCCGCGCCTTGGATAGCAATTATCGTTAACGATAGGAGAGCATGGAGGACATCCAAATGTGCTAGGTTCTTTGATATTGTTCCAGCATGGATTGGAGTCCGACCTATATTGGACATAGCTTGTAACCTCGCCCGGTATTTCAGACAACCACATCTCTCCACCAGTTATTTTCTTTCGGAGAAATCTGTTTGTTTCTTGCGATCTACTGAAGTCGTATCGACCCGTAGTAAAGAATGATTCAATCTCTACAGTTCCATTAGGGCCGTAATCTGCTGTGCGGGTATTTGTGATTTCGTAAAGTCTGTTCTTGTTATCAGAGTCGAAAGACAATACAAATCCTCGCTGCTCTCCGTTGATTAGTGCTGAAAGTAGTTGAGTTGGTCTAACGCCAGTCCAGAGTCCGTTCCAGCGGAAAGATAATTGAGCGTCTGGGTTTGGCGATGATCCTTGGTCAAGGTCTAGTACAACCATGCCTCTGTGGTATCTGTGTAGTCCAGTTACACCATTTTCTTTCTGTGTGCTTTTTGTTTGAGGAGCCACAGTATTGATCAAATAGTTGTTGTTGAACATCGTGCTGGCAAATTGCCGCAACCAAGGCGTGTCACGCGAGACCCATTTGTTCACATCCCTAGATAGCTTCCTCATTGAGAAGTAACGATAGAACTCTGTCTGACTATTTGAGTAGAAAGCCCAGCCGTCATGTGAGCGGAACCATAACTCAGAGTTTACTGTGGTAAGATAAGAACTAGCACACCCACGCCCAAGTAACGAGATGCGCTGGATGTTGGATGTGTTCCATTGAATTCTTGGAATACTTACATCCATGGAGAATGCCCCGCCACCACAAAGAACTACTAATGATCCTTGGCCGCGAAGGTTGTCTCCTAAGTCTGGCATCACTTTCATGCCCGTGATATTTCCCATCATTGATGGAGTAGAGAATGCCCCGCCTTCTGCCCAATAGGTAATCTCTGTGAAGTTCTCGGTATTCAGCGTATCGGTAAATCCATTTCCGTAGATAATGTCAGAGGCATAGATGCGATTGAATCTGTCAGATACAAAGACTCGTCCAAATGCATACTCCATGATCGTGCCAATCGGCATCTTTCCTGCAAATGGATTCAAGCGATATGCAGCTACAGACAAATCCCCTCCCCAGCTTATTGCATTCTGGTATCCGTTCTGGATATAGAGTCGATCTTCAGCCTGCACGAACCATGTGTGCATCATGTCTGGATCGTTGCCTTCGATCAGCTTGTAGGCGTATGCGATATTGTTGACGATCTTTAAAAAGTAGATAGTTCCTGATACAGAAATTACTATCCCGTCATTAGCCTCAAATTTAGTTCTACGGTAGGCGTAGGCTCCTTGTAGGTTGCCTTTCTGAATATCGTTAACGATAGTCTCTGGCTGGTCTTCACCAGCAACTATTCGGAGATTCCGAATACTTGGCCTAGTCCTGTTTATTCCTCCGCGAAATGTGCGATTGACAGACTCTGATACATAGAACTCTGGCAAATACGATGGATGAGTATCGGCGTCCTGCGCTACGATACTTGTGAATCCATCGAATACTGATCCTTCAGTTGCCATTAGGGCTGAAGCCTGTTTCTCATGTCAAACCATCCGTGGACATCAACATCAAAGTTGGATGATACATTTGCGCTAACATCAATCCCAACTTGAGCGGATGTGTTTGTAAGAATTCCATAGAATCCATGCAATCCATAATTTGATGCTCTTGAGTCTGCCAAGTATGCTGTTGCTCCAACATTTGTATTATCTGGAGCCCATGAGGCTTGGAATGTTTGAGACAGATCATACACCTTCCAGTAAACATCTGTTTCAGAGGCTGCATTGTAGATTGGGAATACCCTTATTCCTGTGGGGATACCCGGAAGTGTTAGTGTTGTTCCACCAGTGCTTATTGTTTGATTTGTCAGCTTCAATGGCGTTGCTGTGTATAAGAACCTATCGCTAAACTGAACAAATAGCCTAATGAACCCAGATGCGTCAGTTGTTATTGAGCCAATTCTGCGGTAGAACTGGTCATATCCAGTTGGCAGGCTTGTGAGCGCAATTGTGGGCTGGCTATTGAATCCAATATCAACACCATTGGCACCCTTGATCGCAAGAATATGGAGTGTTGTTACACCAGTTGGGGAAGTTGTTGTTCCAAGCAGCCCCGGCTGTCCTGTTCCTGCAACAAATGATCCAGTTGTGGTTTTTGTAAGCGAAGAAGACAAAACAATGTTTTCAGACCCGCTTGAATCCCTGCATTCTCCAGAAGAAATATCAAGTTCAGTATTCGGAGTCGTGACATTGTTTGAAAGAATCATCCCGTAAAGATGACCAGCGGGGAATGGATTCCCAGAGCTTGGTGTAACAAACTGCGGGGTTGAGCCAACCATCGTAAGGATGTCATTGCTTGATCCAGATATTGCTTGAAGGTTCCCGTTGTTGTCTCGGATGAATACTGTTCCGCTTCCAGATGGAAGGAGATTGTTTAGTGTATTGATCCTCCAATCAGACCCGTCCCAATATGCCAAGAAGTTGTTTCCGACATTTGTTGGTTCCCATACCTTTACTGTTCCGTCCGAAAGCATCACCAATGTCTTCGCAACATTGTCTAGCGTATGAGTTGCTATGCTTGGCAATTTAAGTGGATCGCCATTTGATCCATCTACAAACTCAATATTCCCAGCAGTAGTATATGAAAGAACCGATCCTGTTGACCCGCCCTCCCACTCAATAGCTCCAGTATTCGTTGTTTTAAGAACACTTGGAAATGGAGTTGTGGCGATTGTCTTTTGGCAGGATGCTGAATCTTCAACAACGATCCTTCTTCCATCTGTGGTAGTAGGAAGAGGTTCGCAGAATATTGGAAATGTAGGCTCGCAAGGAGGTGCTGGTTGACAGGGCATAATTTTAAGTTGTTGATCCTTTTATTACCACAAAAGAAATAGTTAATACATCAGCTTGTGATGAAGTATCTTCGTTTAAGATAGAAATTTGGGCACTCCCATTTTGACATCTTGCATTCAAGACATAAATTCCAAAATTATTCCCAGCAGCATGATTTAAAATCAATACATCTGTGCTGGATATTGTTGAATTTACAAGAGTGAATGTTTTAACAGCAGATACTGAAATTAATTCGTTGGCAGTTACAATCTGACCGCTTGGCCTATTGAGTGTGACGGTTGTAGATTTGTCTGTAAGCTGAGTAACAACACCACCAGTTCCTATTCCATACCCAAGTGTTGAAGTGGGAGATGTTAAAGATACATTACCCTGCACAGTTAATGAGCCTGACATTGTGTCCCCAGATTTGGAGACTCTGAGGGCATCTTGAGTGTCCGTATAAAGTTTTGTCGCAGCATCAAGATTGCTTACTGGCGCACCGCTTAAAGTCAGAAGTCCAGTCATTGTGTCTCCAGCCTTGGAAACTTTCAATGCGTCATTAGTATCTACGAATTGTTTCGTGGCAGCACCTAATGCTGTTACTGGATCGCCAGAAAGAACAAGCAGTCCAGTCATTGTGCTTCCCGTTTTAAGAACGGCATTTGCTAATGCGGCTGCGGCGTCTTCAGCAGACTGTTCTGCGTTTTGAGCATTAGCATAAGCCGACTGGGCAGAACTGTAAGCAAATCTTGTGTATTCTGCTACATCTGTGCAGCATTCGTTATTTGCGGTCGGGTATCCGCTGGGGCTGCATCCGCTATTATTGTGGCAACTCATAATTTTATCGTTAACGATAGTTAGGGTTTAAGTCAAATGTTTTATTGGGTTTTTTGAAAATGCATTCCGTCCCGACCAATTACTGCGCCGAGGTTAACCCATCCATGCTGGGCAAAGACCTCGATCACCTGTAGAGGCATCCGTGATCTTGTGGGCCATACTGTGTGCAGTCCGTTGTTGCTAGCATCTAGGTCGATTGCCGCTGCCCATGCGTGTTTGCTTGGCTCTGAGCCTCCGCGCTGTGGTCGGTTGACATAGCTTCCAAAGAACTTGTCGATACCTGCTGCACTTCTTGAGTCTGGAGTTATATAGATGTCCAGCAAGTCCTCAAAGATTTCAATAAGGCTTTCGGCGCACTTGGCGTGGATGGGAATCCCGCTGATCACCTCTGGCCCGTCATACAGATACATCTTGTATGGAGCATTGATTCGCACAATAGGAACTTGCCCCGGCTTGCCGAAGAATTCTGTGCAGGCTTTCGTGCTAGGCTTTGGTGAGATAGGAGGATTTGGAGACATTATAGCAAGGTGCTTTTTTAAAGCAGCCATACTCTTTGGCCCCCACCACCCGTCTGGCTTCACGCCAATACGGGCTTGCATACTCTCTATCTCGGCTCTGGTCACTTGCCTTTACGAAGGACATTAATGACGCCGACCAATCCCAAGCCAGCGGCGAGGATTTGGTTCTGAAGCTCTGGGTCGAGTTTAACTCCAAGAGCAGTCGCTACGAGGATGATTCCGCGCCATGTGCTATTCTCTGACAGGCGTTCCAATAGGATGTTTACGATTTTCATTTGTCTTTTAGTGTTTTTGAGAATTGCTCAAATGCATATTTTACACTTGGGTCTTCTTTCTCTTTTTCTTTTTTGTTATCTGGGTTAATGCGAGGAATATACGACACCGCCAATTTTAGTTGGAGTGAACCAAGTTTGCCTTGATCCTTTCCAATCGGAGGTATCGGTATATTTACGCAGGAGGAAAGTAATATTACAGCGAGTATCGTTAACGATAATCTCATTTTCTTTTATCTTTGCTCAACTTGGATAGCATCACATAGATTGATACCCAAGCTGCAATGAT